TTACCTATAGACGTTCCGCCACCAGCTGTTGATATTGTAGTATTTGCACTAAATCTAATAGTACCTGTACTTGAACACAATTGTGCCCAGTCTAGACCTTTAGGTGTACCCGAACTACTGTTAGACGAAGTAATTCTTATTTCGCCGCCAGTATTAAAAAAATGTCTTCGCTCATCTGCACTAGAAAAAGTAGCGATAAATTCATGATAAATTAAGCCGTTCCATGTTGAAGATCTAACTGTACTAATAGCAGGTTCTAAAGTTGCTTGACTAGAATCAACTATTGCTTTATCAGCTTCAATAGTCGACATTAAAGATTCAAAATCCGATAATCCTTTTTTAGCTCCTTCAGGATCTGCTGAAGTTACACCACTATCATCTACAAAGAAACTTTCATCCTCGGCAATCACGTTTAGATTTTGTACAACTTGTGCTACTGATAAGTCACCCGGGCCTACTTGGTGTACTCTAGCTTTTAGTACGTCAGCATAAATTAAATTTAAATCTTCTGCTGTAATTACATCAGCTGCATTTGATACTTGGGCACTTGATAATGATTGTCCGTAGCCGTTTTGTCCTGCACCGTTACCTAAAATAAGCTCTATACGAGATTGTAAATTGTTAATTCGTGCTGCTGTAATTTCTGCCATTTTGATACCTTATACTTTAAGTACGCATTCTACTAATTTTTCGCCTTCGTCGCTGTTGCTTTCTAATGCAACACCCACTAAAGAACCTCCGTTGATTGCAGTTCCTGCACAACCATTGTTGTTTACATATACTGCATCGCCTTTTGTTACAGAACCAACAACACGTACAGGTAGTCGTCCTTTAAGTCCAATATATTGTCCTTCAGCGTCACTATTCATCATTAAAGCAGGATCAGTTGAAACTACTCCAATTGCCATACAGCCCGAGCTTACAGGCTCTACTTCTGCTTCTCCTTTACCAACACAAACTACTGTGCCAGGAGCAAGATCTTCTGCTGTAGAATATTTTTCTGCTAAGTCAGCATATCTTGCTTGCGTTGCTGTACCTTGGAATAAATTTGCTGCAATATTACCTGTAGCATCTCTTACAACTACAGTATTATTTGAAACTGCTACTGAAGCAGTCCTAAAGTTTCCTGAGCCATCGTTAAGTGAAGCTGCCTGCGATGCTGTGCCAACAAAGTTTGTTGCATATACGTCATTCCATAATAATGAAGCAGATCCTAAATCAAAACTATTGTTAATTGCTGGTAAAAGTCCGCCGCCCGATATTGTGGCCACATGCGTTTCTGTACCTATGCTATTAGTAGCTTTAAATTTAATTTTGCTATTTAAACCTGTAACATTTGAAATTACAGCTTCTGTACCATTTTCAACTTTAATATGTAAGTCTTGACTGTCGCCAACTTGTAAGCCTAAGTCAGTAAAAGTTACTGTTGTGTTAAAATTAGGATTACTAGTTCTAATAAAATCACTAGCACTAAATCCGCCTAATTTATCTGAATCTGAAGATGTACCCCAATATCTATGGGTTGTAGATGTTTCGCCGCTAGCAGAATTTATAAGTGTTATACCTCTTTGTATAAATGTAAATCCGTTAATTGGATTTTGTACACTATCAAGTGTAAAGGCAGAGGGGCTAACTACCATTACAACTTCATCATTTATTGTACCTGTAATAATGCTTCTTGAGCCTGCTTGATCATCTAATACTTCACGACTTTGCATCTGTGTTACGCCTTCGCCAGCGTTTTGTGGACCAATTAAAATAAATGCAGTACTGTTGTACACATAAAGTTGATCATTTGCACTGTCCCACCAAAAATCTCCTACTGTTAATCCTGCTGGTTGAGTTGCACTGATTTCTGCGCCGCCTGTGCCTCGCCATTGTGTGCCGTCGTAAAATTTAAGCTTACTGTTTCCTGTATCAAACCATACCTGGCCAGTGATCGCTCTTGGTGGTTGATTTGCTCCAGCAAAGTTTTCTAGCAAAAACAAAAAGTTTTCATTTTGTATTTCGCCGTAGCCTGCATAGTTTTTACCTATGAATTTAAGGTCAGTTGTTTGATCAACTGTACCATCTTCTACTGTTGTGAGCAGTGTATTATTGTATCTATCAATTTGATATGCCATTCTGTCGAACCCCTAAAGTGTATTATACTTATTTATTCAATTTATGGATATGTAGTTTCGCTTACATATTGCCATACGCTTCCGTCTGAACGGAACGTTATCATAGACCTAGTTGGTGTTAAAACAGCATTACCCGATGCACTAGAGTTAGAAACAATATCTTGTATTACTGTTCCTGTGCCGCCGCCTGCTAAATCAACATCAATAAAGGACTTTTCAAGCACACCAGTATTATTAGGTGCTACGGTAATATTAATACCGCTTACAGTTGCACCTGCATAAGAAGTTGTGTGTATCTTTGCAAATTTTAGATTATTTTCTAAAGCTGCAGGATATAAATCATTTAAATAAGTAATCATATTATCGTATAGTGTAGCACCAGAGCCTAGTCCAGTAATGTCCATAGAGAACACTATAGTTTCGGTTGCTACGGTATTATCAGCATAGTATTTTGTAGCAGCATCTTGATTTGCTGTAGGATCTGCCATGCCTGTAATTTTTTGTGCATCAGTAATATGTATATCACCTGCACCTGTAATGTTTATGCCTCTGCCGTCTCCGTCCACGCCGCCAGCGGCGATATTTAATGAAATTGAACTTTGAAATGTATTACTGTCTAGCCCCATACTATCAACGTTTAAATATTCTAGTGTGCCAACTCTTACTAATCCTGTTGCATATATTATACTTGAACCTAATCTATCATTTAATACTTTTTCTACGTTACCAATTTTGTACGAAGTTGCTGTATCGCTTAGATCTAAATTTACACTGGACGTCCACGCATTTGCAGTAGTTTCCCATGTAAAAGTTTTATTAGTGTCGCTTGATAATAATGTTAAGCCACCACCGCTAACAGTTGCGTTGTTACCATAAGTAGGCGTATCGCCTGCAACATGTCCTAATTCAATGTTTTTGTCTTCTACTTTGAGGACGGCAGTTTCTACAGTTGTTGTGTCGCCTTCAACTAGCATATTACCAGTAACACGTAAATCGCCTGTAACATCTAAAGTATACTGCGGTGTGTTAGTAAATATACCAATCTTTTCTTCAGAAGCATCAATATATAATGCATCTACAATAATTGCGCCAGATGGTGTTGTTCTTACACGCATACTAATATCGTTATCTAATAACTGATTTTCAAAATAAAATCTTGGACCGACTACTTTTTGCACATGGTTCTGTGATAAACCTATTGTTACACCGCCTGAGTTTTGTACTGTCAGTGTACCAACTGTTACTCCATTAGCATCAGATGGTAAAAATTGATCAGCTGTCCTTGTAACACCTGCTCCTGTAATAAGAGCATTTGCTCCGCTTGCTGTACCATAGAATTTAAAATTAGTACTATCAATGATATTCATACCTTCGTATATAATGCCATCTGGATTACTATCTGTAACTAGCTCTAACACACGCTGACTGTAAACTGGTGTAAATGTTAACGCACTTGTAATTGCAACTCTTTCGCCGCCAATATACAAACTTGCTACTGTTCTTGATCTAGACTGTGTATCAAGAATACTTTCAATTTGAAATCCGCTTACGCCTTGTTGTTGACTGTATTCAGGACCAATTAAAATTAAATCTGAGCCATCAAATGCATAAACTTGATTGTTAAGATTATCTATCCACAGATCGCCTGCGATCATTTGCGGACGAGTATTTTGTACATATGGGCCGCCTGATGCTTTCCACGTAGTGCCGTCGTATACTTGTAGTCTTTGACCGGAGGTATCGTACCAAAGTTGCCCTGTTAAAGGATTGCTTGGTGCGGCAGTGTTACTAAAATTTTCTAACAAGCGGATAAAGTTTTCGTTAAAATACTCACCATAACCAGTAAAATTTCTGCCAACTAGTACAAGGTTAGTAGAAGTTGTATTAATTTGCCCGTCTATAAGTTCAGTAAGTAATGTTCCGTCTGTTTTGTTTAATTGATAACTCATCTTATTGTCCAGTATATATAATGTAGTTTACAGCTAAGAATGGGTTCATTGTACCTAAAGGATCTGCAAGACTACCTGTTGTTTTGACTCCGCCGCTGGATGGAAATGCTTGTGTTCCGCCTGTGCCCGGATCAATAGTAAATGTAATTGCTTCTTCATCAACTGGCTCACCTGCTCCTACACGCAATCCATAGTATTGTGTGCCGGAAGGTGCTTCTAAATCGTGTTCGTGTTCTGGTAAATTTTCTATTCCTAATGTTTTAGTTTCAGAGCCTGCATTTCCTCCTAAAGCATCTGCAGCAATATCAGTTACTCTATTAGCACTTGGTCCGCCCATATTATCTAATCCGAGTGCAAATCTTCCTCTTAAATCCGGAAGTGCAAAACTATTAACACCTGAATCACCTAATAATGATGTGTCTTTAAAATTATATCCTATTGCTGTAAATAATTCTGTATAGTCTGATTTTTGTATTTCTGATCCGTCACAAAATAACCAACCAGATGGTGCTTCTTCTCCGCCAAAGGGCATAATTGCGCCAGGTGGCACAAGTGGAATACTTTTAATAAAATTACGCTTTGATATTTTATAAACACCAGTAGAACCTGATCTTACATTTAATAATAATTCGTCAGCATTTCCTGCATCATAAATTGTT